CCGCGTCCTACGTGGACGGTCCAGCGGGGCCCCCCGGGACACTACCCGGGCGGACCCAATACCTGATGGTCTGGGTCATAGGCATAGGCGGGTTAAACCTCCCAAGATGGGAGACCTGACCGCCTTGGAGTAGGATGGACCCGACCTCCCGGCAAGCCCGTGCGAGGCGGGAAAACGCTCGAATATGGCGTTCCCTCCGACCCAGCCCCCAAGAAGACTCCCGCAGGGGGTCAATGACCACATCTGCCAGAAGTTCCAGGTCGGGCGATTGCCCGTCCAGAACTGCCGTAAACCCAGCATCATGAATGCGCTGGACGGCATCCTCAAAGGAGGAATAGACCGAAAAGAGCGGCAGGTCGAGGGCCTCCCACCCCGACCCCCCCGCGGACCGGATCCGGTTGACGGCATCCAGGAGATCGCCATATACGGCTCCCTCGAGGGACCGGCCTCCGGACTCTAGAGAGCGCTGGACCAGCGACCGGACCGCCGTAGAGAAGATCTCCAGGCCATAAGCCTGGAGACCGTCAAACTGCTCCATAGACGTCGCACCACTCGTAAGGAGAACAAACTCCGTAGGAGTAATGATCCGCTGGAACAGTTGCGTCGCGAGCTCGCAATCGCGAGCCCGCTGCACTGCTTGACGGCAGTGTGCCTTACGGCGGCCAAGGCGCCGGAATAGCGCCCCAACCGACCCAGGAACTCCAGAGAGAGGGATAAAACCCTTCCGAGACTCCCCTGAGATTGCAGACACTAGAAGACTCACGTCCCCTAGGTTATTAATCACAGAAGATACCGGGTACGGAGTCACCTCTACCCCCCGGAACAGGTACCGCTTCGCGAACTCACACACCTCCGTAGAAGTGTACGACTTGCTGGCAGAGATCCCGACACCGAGGGAGGCAATCCGAGCCTGGTAGAGTACCCCTAGTCTATCGTCCCCGATGAGGATGTCATCCCCCAGGAGGACGTACCGGGCCTGGGATCAACGGATCCCCAGGTCCTGGCAGCACCAGAACACCACAAAGTGGTGCGCCAGCGCAAATGTGCCCCACGAGGAATAAAACCCCATAGGGTTGCCGACTGCATAAGTAGCAGTCGACCCGTCAGGAAGGGTAAAAGGATACCCGACCATGACGTCACGCCAAGCCCCGAC